AGCACACCACTACACGGATCGAACACACGCCCAAGGAAACCTTGCAGAAATGCAGGGAGACCAGTACGACGTCCACCAGCTGTTTTAAAGCTAGGAACGTCCGAAGGGGTGACGAGGCCAAGGTCAAGCCAACTTTCGAAGGCTTTTCCGAAACCCGCCAGGGATATCGCCAAAAACGATAGCCCTTCGTGTTCAGTCCGGTCCACGACAGTTTTTATGTCGTGGGTGGCGCTAGTGCAACATCGTACAGCCATTTCGTTGGCTGTACAGGACCAGAGTGACGTCAGGCTTTTCATAGTCCCCTCCTTTCGATAGGAAGGTGTACTATCCCTAGCTCTGTCGTCTAGCTCAGACAGCTATGAAGAACGGGAATGAGGAATATACAAAGTACGATACTTTGTAACGCCGAGTTCTCGCACTCACAGAAGCTGAGTTCACATCTACCTTACCTACATACATAAGAATGCACGTAGGTTACGTAGATATTGCTTCCAGTAAAGATAGCACTGGTGACCACGGTCACGATCACTAGGAATTTCCTAGAGAACGCGACACGCGGATCATTATCAGTGCTACGCCTTCCAAGGGAGTTTCCTCCCGAAAGGCGACGTGGACCGAGATTTCTCCTTTCATCAATAGATGATCGGGGTCTTCTAGGGCCACGTTCAAAGCACGGCACGTGAGAAGAAACTCAATGGAGTGGAGATGAATAGGCAAATCGAGCTCTTCATCGTCTTTCGACGAATCAGAGTAATCGATAGCCTACGACTCCCCACCCAAGAGCTTCTTCACCATCGTGTCGCCGGTAGCGATGTAGAGGGTTTTGAAGCCCTGATACACCGCTTCCGCCTCAGCCGCCGTATAGCCAGCGGGTGGGAGGTCGAAGACCAAGTAATGGCTCATCGACACTCTCACGTTTTCCACTGGCTTGAACGGATCTGGGGCCAACTTGGAGGCATCGATCCGCAAGGCCCTCCTCGTCCGCTTCCCATAGTCATGGGAGGCAGAGATTGAGTACAGGCCGTCGCCACTCGTGTACTCTGATCGGTCATCCCCCACGCTGACGCGCGGGAGGTTGATCGCAGAGCCCGAAATGGTGACCACGAGCGGTTCGGTGAATGACATGAGCATCACTCCTAGGGGCCCGGTTAGACCCCCATTGGCGTTGCAACGCAGGATAGCACATCTGCGGCCTCTACTTACTTCGGGTTATCCCGAGAGAGGCAGCAATGGCGAGCTGCCGGGGCGACAAGTCGTCCCAGCTTACGCCGAAACCATATGGTGTTGCCTGTCGACGTATCTTCGTTTCACAAAACGTAGTTACGTCAGTCGGTCTCTGATCCAACGGGTACCAACCCGTAGGCCCAGAGAAGATATAGTTATAACTTCTGATGGAATGTTCCATCATATAACCATATGCCAACACCTGGTTGTCAATGGCCCAGTCGGTCCAGTTCGATAGAACGTCACCGACGTTTCCGAACCAATCGACAGCCCAGCTCCAAGGAGCCAGGTTCCAGAGAACGTCTGGAGTCAGTGATAGTCCAAGAAGTTTCCTTGCTTGGATGACCTGACGCGCCATATCGTTCCGCATAGTATCACTAGGCGGAACATAATATGTAAACGCGCCAGAGAACCACTGACGTTTCTGCACTCTATGAGTGAAGAACACCTGTCCCTTACCAACGTACCCCGGTACCAACAGTCTATTAGTACTTGGATTACACCAAGGACTAACGTTTTGCAACACGACTGTTGATGCGTGGTCGTCGGTAGGCGGGAAGTCATACCGCCGTCGAACCAAATGACCAGAATTACTGCTATAATTCGAGAGAATCGAATTCGCAGATATGATAGCAGAACAAAGTTTTCTGATATCACTGATCAATGGTTTCCAGCCGAACTCATAGTTGAGGTGCTCATGGGAAATGGCCTTTTTACGGTCACTCCCTCCGAGATCACGCCACTTTCGTAGCGTGGATCCAATCAGGGATGGAATCCCATCATGGATCAACTCTCCTATGGCTACGCCTAGATCGACGGAAGGATTCGAAGGCGAACACTGAGAGATAGCTTTCGTCCCTAGCGCATCGAGCTCTCTATCGAGAGACCGAAACGTGTTGGGGAAGGAAAGCAAATTTGGCTCACAGGGCAAGTATGGACCAGAATAATAATACTGGTCATACAAATGTCCCGAGGGCCAACTCTCAGTTGGTTCCGTACTTTCTCCCTTGAAGAGTACAACAGGACTGGTATTACCCAGCACTGAGTATATCTTCTGAGAGTAGAACGGGCCGCCTCGGTCCCCGCTGAAATTCTTCTTAAAAGAAGAATCCCAGCCGGGATGGCTTTCTGATTCAGTAACCTGAATCCCGTCAAGTTGAGCGAACACTGCCTTATTATCAGCAGTATTGCGAGCCCACCCGGCACTTTTTGGATCGAGATAATCCATCCAAGCGTGCTCGAGCATGCCGCTCGTTGGTCCAGCATATGGGATATTTCTCACACGCTTTTCCAACGACGCCCTCC